GCCGTGGTTTACGGATTAGCGACGGGAAGGACGATTGCCTGATCCTTGACTATGCCGAAAACATCGAGCGGCATTGCCCAGACGGTGATTTGTTCGACCCGACCATTAGGACGATCAAGTCCAAGGAAGAGGCTGTCTACATCAAATGCACGTGCCCATTATGCGAGGCTGAAAATGAGTTCAAGGCAAGACCAAACGACACGGGATATAACGTATCACCCAGCGGATACTTTTGTGACCTTGATGGTAATCCAATTCCATCGGAATACGGAGATGTGCCGGCACATTACGGTCGTCGTTGCGGCAGTCGAATATTAATCGGCGGACAGCTCGTCCAATGTGCGTATCGATGGACAGCAAAGGAGTGCCCGCACTGTGAGGCTGACAACGACATAGCGGCTAGGTACTGCGCAGAATGCAAGGGCGAGATTGTCGACCCGAACGAGAAGCTTCGCGCCGCGTTTAATGAGAAGAAGGGCGACCCTACTCGGCGTCAGACAGACAAGGTTTTGAACTGGGAAGTTGCAAGCACGATCAGCCAATCGGGCCGAGAATGCTGGCGCATTAACGTGACAACGCCATACAGGACGTTTGCGTTCTGGGTGTTTAAGGTTCCTACGTGGTCGTCAGGTTTCACGGATAGAACTGCATTTCTAGGGCTAGGCGGCAAGCCACCTGAGACGATTACATACCAGAAAAATCCTAATACAAAGTTTTATAAGGTTCATGCTTACAATCGGAGGGCGGATGAAGTTCCCCAGTGAAATTTTGGTTTATGGCGACATGAGATTCCGCGGCGAATGTCCGAGCGAGACGCTCGAGCAGGTGACGTTTTTTTCAAGGCTGCGAACTTGGTATAGTGAATCGTATGGGCTAATTGCTTTACACCCACGCAACGAAGGACAAAGGACGTGGTCAAAGGCGGCGTTTGAGAGGGCGGAAGGCATGACCAAAGGAGCATCGGACGTTATAATCCCTGGCGATCCCGCATTCGTTTGTGAAATTAAACGCCGGGATCATACGAAGTCTAAATGGCAAGATGGACAACAGGAGTATTTAAATGCAGCGCAAAAAGCAGGGGCGTTCGTCTGCATCGCGCTCGGAGCGGACGCAGCTATCGATGCTTTCGCAGACTATTTGGCCGAACGGGGTGAGGCCTAGTAGCGCGATTGATGCCGTTTTGGAAGGGGCGAAAAGGCTTGAAGACCAGTGTCCGTCCATACAATCCTGCTGCACGTTCTACATATATCGAGAAGCCAAGAGAATCATGCGGCATAAGACAAAAATTGATAGGGTAGACGCGTTAAATAAATTACCGGAATTGCTCAGGCCGCACGTAAAAAAGGAAGTGGAAAAATTATGGATAAAAGACAAATAGCTGAAATGATTGCATTTTTTTGGGCATTGGGAATAGTTGGATATATTATAAGAATTATTTTAGTCGTCGCTAAAAAGCCGCTTGACGAATAAAATTTTGTACGCTATACCATATTCATCAGCGCGGTGCTGATTAGATTTTAGATTTTAGATGTAGATGGAGATTACAAATGTCAAACCGTTCCCTCGCCGACCAGTACGCCGATCAAGACTTCGCAGAAAAAGCTGCTGCAGATGCCAGAAAGGCTCTCAAGGCTCAGATCATCGAGCTTGGCACAGAGTTGGTCGAAGGCGATCAGTACGACGTCAAGGTCTCGTTGTCTCAGCGTTCAGTAATGGATTTTGACAAGTTGTTTGCTACCTACGGCATCACCGAAGAGCAATACAAACTGTTCTCCGCGTGCACCAAGGACGGCAAGTGCTTCGAGGTTCTCAAGGTAGAGCCTAAGAAAGGAGGGGAGTAATGCTCCCCACTATCCTGTCAGTGGTTAATTATAAGAAGCTTAATTCATCGGCCAAGATCCTTTGGATTAAGCTTTTTATTCGTTACGAATACCAACCATTCTCTGGTGCGTATGAAGAAATGTCAGAAGAGGTTGACGTTAAAAAATTTACAGTTCGCGCACAGATAGCAAAACTCAAAGACGTTAATGCGATCGATGTCACGGCTTTCTTTGAGAAGGGAGCGCAAGGTCAGTCTGGCAACACATATCGTCTTATAAATCCGAAGGATTGGAATAATGCCTAACATGTTAGATTACGAGCGCCTTGTGCGCCAGAATGCAGATCTCCGCGTCGAAAACGCGAAACTAAAGGGTAACCATAATGTTCAAGGAAAGGATGATAAAAGGTGGAATTTAATAGAAGCACAACCGACGATCGGGACGAGGAAGGAGGAGCTTCGCCTTCGCAAAGTGATACGGGATTGGGAGGAACGATACGATATCTTGTCGGAGCTTTACGTCCAACGCGAGATGAACCCGACAGCGGAATGGCATCAAGTGAAGATGGAACGGGAAGCTCGTCAGAGGCTCCAAACGGAAATGGCGTCACGCCGTCAATATCGAGCATATTGGCTGCAGCTGATCGTCGACAAATTGAAGAACTTAACAAAATGGAGAGTAAAATAATGTTAGTTAATAATCGTGAAAAGACCCATGGAAATTACCGCGACAACGCAACTATGAGCCAAGGATTAAAAGACGTCATGCGCGGCGGTAAAAACTGGAACGCTCTTAATGACATGCAACGTGAATCGCTTGAGATGATTGCACTCAAGATAGGGCGCATCTTAGCCGGCGATGCAAACTTTAGAGACCATTGGGATGACGTTGGAGGATATGCCCAGTTGGCAAGCGCCAATGCAGGCCCTAGTATGCCGCAGGTTAACTTGGATATAACACAAGCGATTAATCAATGACAGAAAAAGGATGGCTGGGGCCTTACGCTCCAGCCGACCGCCATGCGGATAAAGTTACAATGGACCATATCATTGACCTTCGTCGAAGGGTTGCAGATTTGGAAAAAATAGTTGTCAGGCTTGAAACACAGCGTGATAACGCTTTAGCTATGGTGACAGATCTTCAACGCAAATATGCGGAGCTAACCCGAAAATGACTTATTATTGTCTCATGGGTGAACAACGAGGTTTCTTGAGCCGTGGATCTATGCTAATAGACGAGGGCATGGAGTACGATGAAGCCATCGAACTTCTTCAGATTGTTAAGAGTGAAATGCCTTTGTGGCAATTTTGGTTAATAGAACAGGAATTTATAGATGGAGAAGTACAAGAGAGTGTTTGTTCCGAACCCGAACACTCGGTTTGATCCAGAAGAACTTTCGACATTCGGGAAATCAATCATTTATGTTTGTGATTTACCAATGTTTGATAATTTGATCGGAAACGAGAACGTGCGCCGATTTGAAGGTCGAATAGCCGAACGAATGGCCGACTTTGACCCAGCCACTGACGTTATTGCGTATTATGGCGACAGCATGATTTTTGCAATGATGGTAATGTGGTTATCTGACAATTTCGATTCATTTGACGTAGCCCGCTACTCGTCAAAGCAGCAGGCATACGTCATTCGTGAATTGTCGTATCAGAATTTTATTCTGTAGGAGCAGATGCCGCAGGTTCTTCTGCGACAGGGGCAGCGGCCGTTGCATTTATTACTGCAGCCTGCACCTGTGGCGCGCTCTGCCCATGCAAAAGTTGAATCAGATCGGACACTTCTTCATAAGCACCTTTAGCGAGGTGCTTTAAAACCATGTTAACGTGCGCGACAGTCAATTTTAATTCAAGTTCAAGATTTTCCATCATTTACCTCTGTTTGCTATTTCAAGTGCTTTAGCGACGGTGGTGTCGTCTAAATTTAATAAAGGCTCGGTTTGTTTAGCCTGTCTCTTTCTAATCTTTTCCGATAAAGCAATCAAGCGATGAGCTTCTGCCTTAGCGTCTTTTCTTACAGCGCCACCCGTCTTACGGCCAATGCGGCCACCGGCGGCGTGTTGTAGTTCTTCTTGGCCAAGGCGCGTTGCGCCATACGTCACCGGAACAGAGGTTGCGTAATCGGCAGCTGTTCCAACTGGAGCAAGATATTTACCAGCCTTTCCGACGGCGTATTGCGTGGCGCCGCTAATGCGAGGAGATGACGCTATTGCAGCACCAACAAGGTGAGGTATGGCAGCGGGAGCCATGGCGGCGCCAATGAACCCTGCAGGGTATTCAAATTGTGCTAGTGTTCCTTTTGCAAACCAAGGATGAGTGGCCATACCGGCAAGCATATAAGGCAAAGTTTTCCCAGATTGGGTTTGAGCCAATTGGTTAATAAGCGGCATATGGTCGCCTTTTGCTTCTTTCATCAATTTGGCAAGACGTGCTGCATCGGTCGCTTTATTATTAAGACCCAATGTTTTTTGAAAATTATTAAGATCGTCTTTCCAGCTGGCCCAATTGTCCATCATATCAGCATATTTGGAATCTTGGTCTGCAATTGTTTCGCGAATTGATGCAGCAATATCGCCAATTTTACCCTTAAAAGCACCGGGGGCATTGCCAGCTAAACTGCCAATTGATTGTTTTAAATTGTCTAAATCAATCATAGTGCGAGCAGAAGGATCTTGGCTAAACCTTGTTGCATTAATTTGATCATTAATG